GTTCCCTTATTTAAAAACTCTCTCAAGAGATTCTTTTGATCTTCATTTAACTTCTTATATTTCTTATTGAACTTTTCAAGAATTAATCTATAAGTCAACAATCTCAAATCCTCTTCTTGTTCTCTTAGTGTATTTACAACTTCACTTTCAATTACAATATTCTTATTTTCAGTCTCACCACAGAGGTATTCAACTAATGTATATTTAGCTGAACTGAGTTCACGGACATTTTCATATGTATATCCTTGAACAGCACATTCAAAACTCTTATAAATTGAAGCATAGATTTTATAAGAAGGAACTCTATTAAAAAGAAAGTTCCTTAAATCATAGTTTTCTTTAATCTCTTTAACTAAATCATACTTTTGTTCTTTTAATTTACGATTATCTAATTTCTTTCTCTGGTCCACCACAATGTTTATATAATCTAACGACTTGGTTTCGCTTAACTTTTTACCATTAAAAAAAGATAAATACAGAACTAGTTCCTTTCCTAGTTCTTTATTTCTATTAAAATAATTTTCAAGTATAGGAATAGCTTTCGGTTCCTTTCTACCCGACAAAATATCAGAGGTAATCTGTCGTGTCAGTAATTCAAAAAGAATTCCGGTATTTTTGTATTTACTATGCTTTATACTCATAAATTTCCTATAGTAAGTCTATATGTTAAATATCGTCTATATTTTTAAAAACAATATTTTTAAAAACAATTAATCTTTTAAAATCTTAGAATCTAGATCATCCATGAATCCATCTAACCCTTTTAAGGATTCCTTTAGCCCCGGATGTACAAAAGACTGTCCATTTTTCTTGTTTTTTGGTAAAACGTCCATAGCCGCTAAAATTTCCTTATACCCTAACGGATCGCGACCAAGCTTATCTTTATCCGATCCATATTTATGTCCTTCTGGTGGACGGCCCATTTTCTTTTTACTTGTTGTTAATTTTTGAACATCGTCCAAGCTTTGCTCTGCATCATATAAATCTGTGTCCTCAACGTTCTCTTCCATTGGCGGTTCTTCACCACCCGTTTCTGGTTCTGGAGGATTAATGGTATCTTGAGTAACTTTTTGAATCGTACCCTCAAATTTAGCATCATCAAGAACTTTATCCTGTTCAATAATAACATCTTCAGCTGAAAGTTCGAAGATGTTATGGTAAATCCACTCACGGGACATAAATTTACCCGCGACCAACTGGTCTGCAAGACTTGACTTTTCTTTCCAAAGACCAATCTTCTCCAATTCATAAACCATAGATGGGTTAGTTAATGACAAACTAAAGTTAACCAACTCTTCATCTTTAAATCCAAGAATATATAGATGGATAATTGCTATCTTATTTAACTCACTAACCATAATTCGTTGAATTCTTTCAATAGTTCTAGCAAAACGAACATCCTGAGCAGCTAATGTGGCCTTTCCACTTATATCTTCCTCATATCCAATGAAAGACTTGGGAACCTTAAAAGCAGCCATAAGTTTTTTTAATAAATAATCAACATCTTCAATAGCATTAAATGTAAGACCTGAAAGATTATTAACCTCTGTTCCTGAATCCTTGCCGCGGACTGGCATATAAAAGTCTTCTAAAATATTTTGCATATTAAACTTCATATTATATTCACCAGTATTCTGATCGACCAGAGGCTGTCTCTTAACTTGGTTAATAATCCGTTCCATATAATTGTCGATTTCCGCAGGAGGGATATTACCAACGTCCACCTTGAAAACTCTCTTATCGGGAGCTCTGGTAATTCGATGAATCAACATCGCGTCTTCCATCAAACGAAGTTGTTTATGAATCCTTCTCCCACCCTCAATCATAGACTTACCATAAGGCATGAAATTTGAATCAGAAAGAAGTCTAAAATGTGCAACTTCGTAATTATCAAATTCTTTCTTTGGTAAGAAAGAATATTGAGTATCAACTTTAAATTTTACACTAAATGGATTCATAGTTTCGTCATCACCCTCTATTCTTCCAGTTTCATAAACAGAAAGGGGGATTACATTACTAATTCCAGCGTCGGGGTCTAATATCAAATATAAAAAGAAATCTCCATACTTACACATATTTCTAGCCCAAGGCCAGAGATTAAATTCTATATTTAAAATATCATAAAAAAGATTATTCAAAATATTTTGAATTTCATCATTATCTGATTTAATAGAAAGCATTTCGCCAAATTCATTCTTAACTGTGGATTCGTCAGCATATATGTCGAGAACTGATGCGACAATGGGGTCGTGATCCATTAAATCATAGTCACGAAATAGCTGTAATCTAGCTTGCTGAAATGACGAAGAAGTGTCATAATTACTTTGAGCCGAATACCCATATTGACCAGCGTTATAAACCCTTCTATAGCGGTCAATGATGTTTTTAGTCCCATATGCTTGGGTCTGGGCGGTATCAGATACTTTTAATTTCTTACCACCAATGTTTCTAACTACTGCTTGAGTAGAAAAGAGTCGTTTTAATCTTTCAAATACGGATGTGTCTGCCATGAGCCTTTAATAGCCTCTTTCTTGTGGCTTCTCCCCAAGGGTTCCTTCTAGCGATTCTACTTTATCCTTTGCATAAGCAATATGACCATGAACCGCGGCCATTGATTCGGTAGCGCTTTTAATTTTTTCTATAACCCACTCTTCGGGATCTTCGGTATCATCTAATATATTATAGAGTTCCGATGCCTGTTTATGTATAGACATAATATAAGACTTTAAGGGACGGTTGTCAACCCCCTCGTCACCTTCATACATTCCTTCCACAATAGGTTCTGTAATTTCTGTGTCTTCTGCCTGAACTTTCCCTGCTCTGACTGTGGCGATGACTGTAGCGATTTCAGGACCATCTGCGACATCTGGTTCTGGTGACCAGTCCAATCCAGATTTAGAAAAGCCTTCACAACCACGTTTGGCGTATGCGTCTCTATCTCTATCATTAAGCTGGCCTAATGCGGGAAGGCCAATCAATCCCGTTAATCTAATGTGTGACATTTTTATTTAACCTCTTGCATCTGAAGTATCCGAATCTTTGGATGTGCCCATTGCAGTTGATGTTGCTATCTTATACATAACAGTTTTCCAATCGTCTCCATATCTCTTCTTAAGATCTTTTGCTTTCTTTTTCAAATTTAAAACGATTTGCTCTCTGTCTTCTATTTCTGCATCGGTCATTGATCTTTCTTGAAGAACATTATGAATCTCTTCGCGAATAATTGAAATTAAAGTTTCCTTATCCATATCTATACCATTATACGTTTTGTATGTAAAAGTCTTTCTATAGTATAAGTAGTATTCTTAACCCAGTAACCATCTTATATCTTCCTTTTCTTGACCGACATCAATTTCCCAGGCATCCTTTTCCTTTTGTGAATCAGAAGTAAATAAAGCCTTAGTATGTTTGCCAGAAATATTATTTAACATTTGTTTATTTAATTCTATTCCTTCTAATCTTAAACGTAAAGCGGTATCTCTTACCCACAGCCCAATTGCTAACGCCAAAGTTAGATCATCATTATATCCACCTAAAGCTTCTGCTTTTCCATTTTTCCACACAAATGTATCTAATTCTGCCATCGTTCTAGATGAACGAATTATAATTGACTGTTCTCTCATATATGATTCTAATTTAGCTATCAACAGAGGTCTTGTTTTTTGAGAAATTGTAAAGCCGGGAACCATTTTCTTTTCTTCCGAATAATGCTTATTCGTCATTTGATGCATAGTATCTATGTACTGTAAATCGTTGCTCATATAAAAGAGATTACGATAATCACGATCAATAATTTGTTGAATGGTTGACCAACCAATATTTGAATTATCGGGAATAATTATTGCGTCATTATATTCAGTTGCAGCTGCGACTAAAAGATTTCCAAAATCTTTTGGAGATATTTTACCCTTATATTCTGCAACCTGTTCAGAAGCATCTACATCAATTACATGAAATGTAGAATAATCTTCCCCATCCCCTCGCGCTACATCGGCTGAAACAATGTATGATTTTGCATAGTCCGGTTGTTGCCATACCCATAAATTATTATCAAATCCGCGGACTTCCACTGGTTCTTGAACAAAAGTTTGTTTATAAAATTCTAATATTTCTGCAGATATGACAGTATTTCCTGAGAAAATAAACGAAGCTCCATGTTCTTGAGCAAATCTAAGTTCTCCCATTTGACGAAGTTGTTCTTCAGCCCACTCTTCATCTCTTTCGGGATGTACTCTCCAATCATACAAGGTTCTATGAAAATCATTTTCTCCTGCTTCTGAGTCTGTCCACGTTTTATGAAAGAAATTACCAACACCATTAGCAGTTGAAACTAATACAGCCGAACCCCCTGTGGTAGATAGAGTTGCCTGAGAAGATGTCCATATTTCATCCGCGCCGTCGATAAAAGCAGCTTCATCAAATATTAACAAAGAAAGAGCTTCGGAACGACCAGCCGACTCGCGAGTTGCAGTTGCTTTAATTGTTGAACCATTACCAAATCTAAGAGTAAGTTTATTATCCTCTACAAGATCTCCCCGTAACCAAACAGGAAGTAATTGGTGCATAAATTTAACTTTAGTTACAAGATTTTTTGCAACATCCTGTTTAATAGCAATGACCAAAATTTGTTCATCTCGTTTAAATAACATTCTCCATAAAGCATATCCAGCTACTAGAGTAGAAATACCGATTTGTCTACCCTTTAAAAGAATATTATATCTATGGTCTTGGAATGCGTGAAGAGCCTCTGCTTGGTAATCGTATAATTCAAAAAGTTGGCGGCCCTTATTGGGTACTTGAATATAAGAATACTTTCTTAAGAAATATTCACAATCCAATGCACATTTTAGATATTCTTTTTTAATAATATCTTTTAGATTTTCAGTCATATTTCTTAGTGTATGTGTAAGCTTTCAGAAATTTTCCAAGCCGCTACAGTTGCTACCGCAGCCCCAATGAAAAAAGATTGCATTCGTGATGGTTTTGGTATAAATCCAAAAACTTTATTTGGATTGCCCGGTGGCTCAGGAATATTAAGAACTATGGTATATAAAGAATCTGCCCTCAGTGTTTGAGTATCAAAAGACATTGTTAATAGTGTAACTTGATTCACTAAATTCTGTCGTAACTGGTCAGCAGCACTAAGAGCAACCTTTAATTCTTCATTTTCTTGTTCAATCACCACAACATACTCTCTAACTTCTTGTGGTGTTTCTTCTAAAATACTATCTGTTACTTGAGCCTTTAATTCTTGTCTTTCTCTATCTAACTCCGCAATTCTGACTTTACTGGTATTTAGATTGGAAACAATTACTATCATACTATCTTGCAATTGTTGAACTTCAAGGACATTTTCGACCAATTGCTCTTGAAGGCTGTCTGCAAACTCCCTAACAACCGCAGCATCTTCTTCAAACTGTTCATATTCTTCGATATATTGATCCAGCTGAGACTGTTTTGTCCAAGATGTTATATATCCAGCAACAGAAGCGGTTATTAAAACAGCTACAACAAGCTTTACATTAGTTTTAAGTAAGTGCAACAGCGGCATCTTGCTCTCCATGTTTCTCTTCGTATTCTTTTTCTTTTTCTTTCAATGATTTATTCATACCGACTACCTCATCCCTAAGATCCTTCTTAACCGTATCAAGAGGCATTGAATATTTATCTATCTTCAAAATAACCCCGGTATCGTCATCGAAATGATGAATTTCTGGATTTGAAAGAGTATCGTGATAGTGAGTTAATTCCACAATTCTATCCTTCAACCAATCAATTTGATTTTCTAAAATTTTCTTTTCCTTGTGTTCATCCCAAAGACCACCCATCTTCAATTTACTCTCTGCTTTAGCCACACAATCATAACATTGACTAGTAGCTCTGAAAGTATTGACATCTAGCTTAGTCATACTCTTTCCACAGTCAGGACACCACCACGGCGTTTTTGCGTCTTGAAGAGGACTTATAGATTGTTTTATTCCCCCCTTAACCGTCCATTGCTTTCCATCACGGTCATTCCAAAACTCTCCCTCGTTTCGTTTAGGTTCTTTCTCACCTGTATACTGACCAACAATAATCTTATCAGCATACTTGTTCATTTGAGTCCTAATTTGTTTCTGAACGTTTGCAAATTCTTTTTTCTTCATAACCCTATCCCATTTTACTTGATAAATATCTAATTGCTACTCTATACGCTGGATGCGTCTTGTCATATGTTAATGCTGACTGAACTGTAATATCTTTGCCGGTTGATGGGTTTCTAACCCGATCACCATAATATTTCTTTACGAAATCCTTATCCCTTTCTGGGTCCGGTTCACCAGCAGGTGCGCCAGGTGCTACGGTTGGTTCTCCACTTGGCGTGGCGCCGCCAAATTTAAATGTACCAAGAATTTGATTCAACGGAGCAAATGTTCCTGTAAACTTATAAGGTTGTCCTTTATATATGAACACAATTCCTTCCGATGGAACCAACTTATCTATTCCAACCTGTTGTAATCTGTCAAATTCCTTTCTTAATTTTTCTGCTTGATCACTAACATCTTCTGCTTTCACAGATTTCATTGCTGTCTCTAATTCCTTCTTAATCTGATCAATCGCGCCTGGGTTGTTTGATGCTAAGAAATCTGAGATTCTTTCCAAAGAAGTAGCACCAACCTTCAAGAACACCATCTCAAATGGATTTTGTGCAACCTTCTTAACGTCACGCAATCTAGTTTTTTGATATTCAGACACCCATTTTCTAATTTCGCGATCTTCAATATCTTTTAATTGTACTGTCTTGTCATCAAAAGCAAAACGATTAATCAATCCTTCTACTACATCGTCATCTGCTGTCAGTCCTTTTTGTTCCAACTCCTTTTTGATTTCACGTTCCCACCATTTAGCATAATAGTCCCGAACCAGATCACCATCTTTTAAACCAAACTCATCTCTAAGTCTATCAATTTCTCTATGGAATTTCTTAGTCTTCTTTTCCATCTTTTTAATATCTTTGTTATTAAACGTAATTACCTTTGGTCCTTGAAGCCCAAAGATTTTTTGTTTGTGTTGACCAACTTTCAAAATTTGATCACTAAACTTTTTTGCATCATCCTGACTTGAAGATACTGGCTTTCCATCTCTATCATATTCAATAGTACCGTGGAAAATAAGAACGTTTTTGTCATAAGGAATAACATTTGTAGAATCTGGTAAAATGATTTCTACGGACATAAATTTACTTCCATTACCAAACATTTCTTTAACTTGTTTGTCTGGCAAAACTTTAATAGCTGTTTCAAGATCTCTGGCCGCTCCTACAAATGCACGTTCAATATTACCTCTATCCTTAAATTTATCCATCATTCCCTTAACTGTCAAGGCCCTATCACCGCCATTTTTCACATGTCCCTTATTTCTAGCGAATCTAATCTCACTATCAACAACGGAAAATGCTATATTCTGTCCATCTAGTTTCTCTGTAACAGGCTTTTCGTCGCCCATCGAACCTAAAAGACCTTGATCAATAATCTCTTTATAGTCATCAAACGTCAAATCCACATCTTCATATGGATGCATCATATGACCAGCAGCGCCACCTTCCATAATAAAGATTTCATTCGTTTTCTTCTTATCTCTACCATGATCCTTCTTAGCAAGAACCCACTTACCACCATTCACACCCTTTGGATGATGAACATCGTGGTTTTTCATCTTTGCTTTACCATGTTTACGGATTGCCCTCTGTCGATCACGATTTCTAATCACACGGTCATCTTGAGTTTTCTTTAAATACCGTCTAACTCTCTCTGGATGTCTCTTGTAATACTTTCTCACGCGTGCTGTTGAGGTTTCTTTCTCCTCAAGGGTCTCGGCCTCTTCTACTTCTGGGGTGTCTTTGTCCTCCATAACCACACCAAGAGCATGAGCCAATGGATAATAAAATACACCCTGTTTATATGCTTCTTTACACTTATTTTCAATGGTTGTTTGTGAATCTCCCAGTTCAATCTTATAATCACTTCCTTTTTTACCAATGAAATTATCAACTAACGAATTATATTGATCAATCAAAGCATTTTCTATCATTACTGATGTAAACACCTCTTTCATTGGTCCCCGCTCGAAGAGTTTCTTTGCAAGTTTATAAACTGGGTGGTTTTTATCGTATTGTAGAGCGGTTTTGACCAAAATGTCCCTTCTGGTTTGGGGATTTGTAACCCTTCTCTTAAGAATTGAAGAATCACGCTTCGCTTTCTTCGGCGTATCCGACTTTGCAGACTCCGCAGAACGTTTTTCAATGGTATCTCTCATCATTCGGAAGAGTTTTGGATCAAAGTCTCCGTATAATTTCTTGAAAAAGTCAATTTTGTCTTCAGTAGAGATAGCAGGGTTCCCCAAGTTATCTCTAATCTTCGTGGCAGACATTACAGTATCATCTACTTGGAAATTAGGTACCGTTACAAAGTATCCACGATCTTGGTATGGGGATAACTCATCATCAGCGTCATATTTCTTGAAATATTTACCATGAGATAGTCTATCTCCGTCCTTTTCACCGACCGCTGTTATGAAAGCAGTCTTTTTTGAATCAAATTTGGAAAGAACTTCTACTGGTTTGTAAGGATTCTTGACCTGAACCACCCGTTCTGATGGAATATTGAACATAGCGGTCATAATCTGCTTCTTCTCACCAAACTTAAATGGATCTCTTTCAGAAGTTTCTTTGGGTTCGGAGGTGGCAACATATACGTTTTCCTCTCCAAACTTATCAACCAACTGTTTGTATGCAGAATCGTGTCCTTTGTGAAAGGGTTGGAATCGACCTGCGTAAATTGCTATTTTTCTCATATTAGTATAGTTAGGGTTCAATATAAATATCACTCAAATTGTGGAATCCCACTTACCAATCGGGCAGGATGATGCGGCCAGATTAACTTTCTTCTTCATCCAACACCCACATTCAATACATCTACCCTCTTCAGTTAAATTTGGACACAGCTCACATATTGAATATCGTTCAACAACAACATCCTTAGAAACCAATACAGGTAATCTCTTGCCAACATATTTAGCCGTCTTCCACAAATCCTTTCCAAGATTTCTGATCATATTAATACTGGACGGATAATCATGTTTATGATCTTCTTCTTCCAATAAAATGTGTTCAGTTTTATTAATTAGTTGTAATTCTTCTTCATTAAAAATTGCTTCAGCATACCCTACACCAGACATCATCTTTTTAGCAATTTCCAAATCATCAAAAAACCTATCTATTGCTTCAGGGCCCTTTCTAGAAAATAATGGACCTAACCGTTTCGGTGCAAAATAATATAAAGTTTCTGTCTGTGGTCGTGGCCAAGGCATATCGTGATCATTAAAACAAATCCGTAATACTCTTACTGGTATTTGATTTTCTTCAAGGAGCGGTTTCAATAAAACCTCCATCTGAGTATCGTTTTCCCAACAACCCTCTGCAATAACCAATACTAAAATTAATGAAGTCTCCTCCATTATTGTTTTTTCTACATCTTCGTGATATGAATTCATAATATAACTTGTTTGTTTTTACGCCTCACATTCTGAGTGCCCATCTGGGTTGTTCTGACAACTATAAGAGGTCGTAGTAACAAATCCACTACTAAGAGTATATGCGACTTCACCGTCGGCGGATGCCCATTTCTGAGTATGCGATAAACGATCTCCCGATACACAGGTTCCCGAATTGTCATGCAAGTACTTGCTGGTGGCAAAGCCTGTATGATTAACTTTAACATCAGTTCTATTCCCTGACACGTTCCAATTCCCACAAGCAACACATGCGCCCACAGTTGAGGTAGTATCTGATAGTCCTACCTCAATGTCGATACATGGAATAAAATCATCTGATTGAAAAACAATTGCCTGCTCGTCACCGTAGTCTGTTCCACCATAAGCAAGCGTACCATGAATTTGATACCCAGCTCCAGTTTGAGTATAAGTACCACCACTATCATTTTCATCATTCCATGCCATTCGAACGCCTGCAACATACCAAGTATTCTCAGTTAAGAGATTAGCTGCCGCGGTCGTGCCGTCTGTTAATGCATATCGTCTTGACACTGGTGCAGCAACAAACGGGCTGTCATCTTCACAATCGGTTGGAAAGGAACTTCCAGTACATGGTCTTACCCAAAGTTCTTGTTGAACATATCCTTGTGGAAACCCCGCATAACCAGCTGGTTTGCTCCATGAAAATTCAGCGGTCCCGTCAGTCGCGGACGCACCAGCGTCTTTAGCGGTAAGATTAAAATTGAGTCCTTGATTGGGATATTCACTAGTGCCTGGGTGAGCTCCGGTTTCCCACTGAGCATATCCTATCCATTTAGCTAACGAATTAGCTGCTCCAATACTACCCGAATCACTTGTTGCGTCGGAGTCGGACGGACAATCATTATCAGCCTCTTCATTATTATTTACACGTTTATAACCATATGTACTATAAACTCTAGTCTCAGCGTGTGTTGTATTCAACTCAGAAAGTTTAACATTGCCAGATTTTCCCAATTGAGTTTGACCAATATTTATTAAACTAGCATCCGTTGGATACGCCATCTATTACTCCCCCATCTTCTTCTTTAGGGCTTCTACTTCTGCGGTCAATTCCTTAATAGCTTCGACCAGTACAGGAACCAATTTACTATATGAAATTCCATACTCTGTTTCTTCACTTCCATAAACCGCTTCGGGTACCAACTCAAGAACATCTTGAGCAGAAAATCCGATATGTTCCTTAATATCTTTATCTTTATTTGGAGTTTTCCAAGTGTATCTAATAGCATTTAGTTTATTGACCGTGGAAAGTGCATTGGTTACTCCACCAGTCACATTCTTTAATCGAATGTCAGAAGAAGCAATAAAATCATCAGCCAATACATCATCACTAAATAGCACATCACCGTCAATCTGTAACACCAACTGAGTGTCAATATAATTGGTTGATCCAAGTGTGAGTGGGGTGGCTGTCGTGTGGGAAGAGTTATAGGAGGTGTGTATTGAGCCTCGCGTCCCGTTGTGACCTATACGAATCCAAGCATCACTGGCAGATTCCTCTATGACGATACCGTAGTAGTTGGTAGCCTCTTGTTTCACAGTTAGTCGGGCGGCGGTTGCTGTCGAAGCCACACCGATGCCGATACCACCCGTGACAGAAAGCTCGGCGGCCGTGTCCGCGGCCAACGTGATGGTCGCGCCTGCCAGGCCCGTTAATGTCCCTTTGAGATTTATAACTCCTGTTCCTTCAATAAATGAAATGTAATTTGTTTGATTACCAACTCTAAAATTACCAGACCCATCAGCATAAAATCCTGTTCCAGCAGTAAGATGATCTAAGGAATCTGCAGTTGCACCCAACGCAATTTTAGGAGTCGATGAAGTCATGTCTCCTATAACCATTGTTACTGCAGCATTATTCAATGTCGCGTGGGGACCATAAAAATCAGTAGCAGTTAGAGTAAACGCGCCAAGTTTACCAGCAGTTGCGGTTACTATTCCTGTAAGACTTAAAGCTCCAGCAGCTGTTAATGAGACTGTGGTTGTATCTGTTGTACTTTGTCTATTTATAATTGTAAGATTACCAGCATTATCAATTTCTAATCTACTAGTATCGTCAGCAATTGCTCCAATCCTCAGAGTACTGCCAAAGTGTGCAGCACCAGTGCCGGGATCGGCTACTGTGCCATCATTAAAAATTGTCATTCCAGCACTTGACATTACTGCTTTGGTATTAACATCATCACCGTATGCAGTAAATCCGGCGTCAAGTGCACTTGCTTTAAGAACATTATTTGTATAAATTGCCAGACCATCTGCATTTAGTACAATTTTGTCATTTGCACTTTCTCCGTATAAAAAAACTCCATCTTTAGTAAATGTTCCAGTAGTTATAGAATCATCTACAATTGATAATCCTGCTGAAGTTAGGTCTGTATATGTGGTTATATTATCTCCATAGGCTCTTATACCCGATGCTTGTAATCGTAACTTTACATTTGCTGCTAGAGAGGCAACACCATCATAAAAATTTGTAGTAGTACTATAATCTACTAAAGTTTGTCCGTTTAATGTAGCACTACCACCGACGCTCGAAGCCTTTAATGCCATTCCTGTACTGGAAAGTACAACTTGGGTTTCCATAAGATCAATAGCAGTTTGTGCAGTAGCAGCATTTGTTGTTGCCGTATTAGCTTGAGTTTGTGCGGCCGCGGCTGCGGCAGTGATGTTTCCATCTGTAACCTCAGACCAGTTACCAGTACCAGTACCCGTAGATACATAAGGTTTGTTGCCGTCGTTTGTGTCATACCAAACATCACCAGCAGCTAAAGCTGTGGGAGCAGCATCTTGTCTAAAGGTTGATGTTCTAGCATTAGCCGTATTTTGTGCATTGGTGGCTGCGGTTTGTGCAGCTGCAATGGTTGAGTCTGTAACCGCAATCCACTCACCACTTCCTATTTGATTATCACCAGCTGCTGTAGCTACATACGGTGTATTATTACTACTTGTATTATACCAAAGATCACCTGCTGCTAAAGCAGTTGGTGTGGGCCCTTCTCTAAAGGTTACATTAGGACTCGTACCACCCGTAAGTTTTAATGTCCCACGAATCTCCATAGTACCAGCAGATTGATCCCAAAGGAGATAGTTATCACCGCCGGTGCCCTCTCCAATTCTAAAATTACCCTCAGTATCTAGCCAGAAACCAGTACCTGCGGTTGGGGAAGTTGCTGAAGCTGCCCTGAAGAATCCTGTTGGTGTGAATGTGAGAGTACCATCTGTAACCGATCCACCTGTGGTGGAGTTGTTCAACTCAAAAGCAGTTGTTGAAGTTATACTAGCCACATATGAATCCGCTGGAATTCCAGTACCAGTAACTTTTATTCCTTTAACTATATTAGAATTTGCATTATGTGTAATAGTTGGATCATTGTTATAATCACAAGTCGCATCTGTAAATGCAGTCAACGTTCCTAGTGTCATTCCCTGAGCAACAGCCACCTCTTGAGCAAAAAGAAGGTCTGTTGCGACCGAAGAGAATGTTGCTCCGAAAGCATCCCAATAGGTATTTTCAGCTGGAGTTTGTCCACTAAAACTAGCAG